TTCGCGCTCGAGGGGGTTCAGATCAAGAGGCGCGGTCAGGTTCTTGTCGCGGTCCTGTTTCTTTAGATCGCCAGGATTAGCAGCCGGTGCCCCTCCGCTGGCGCTCAATGCCGCCAAAGCCGCAGGGACCAAGAAGCTTGAGCTGGTCAGGCCTTTAGCCAAATTCCCGGTCATAAACCCAGATGGTGGTGTCGGGGGGGTGTAGCCTGCTGGCGTAATAGTAACGCTTGACCCAGCCGGGGCCGCGCCGGCTGCCGAAGCTGCCCCTGCGTTCCCAAACAAGCCGTTCGCCCAGCCCGAGAAACTAGATTCGCCAGCCGGGTTCATTGTGCCAGCGCCGGACACACCGGCAGCCGTAGACCCAAGATAACCGCCGAGGCCGGTCCCGAGGCCCGCCAGTGCGCCTCCAGTCAAAGCGCCCTTCGCGCCGCCTGTCAGCGCTCCAAGGCCACCACCGATCAGGGCATTGCCAAGCATGCTTCCATACGTTGCAGTGCCGATCGCGGCAGTGCCAGCTAGTTCAGTGCCAAGAAGGGCAGCGCCAAGCGGGGCACCAAGGCCGGTCGCCATGAGGGCGGCGCCAGCGATCGACGCCACGGGCGCGAACCAGCTCTGCTTCCAAAACGGTGTGAACTGCGGCATGCCGGTGTGCGGGTTGATCGTAGGTTCGCCCCACTCTTTCTTAAGGCGATCATATTCGTCGCGATTGATGTGGACAATGAGCTCGTCGCCACCAACGCCAGCATCTGCCACCTGCTTGGCCATGCCTGCAAGGCCGCCTTTGGCGTAGTGCTCAGGATGCTTGGGGACAACGATTCGCACCGGCTTAGTGCCGGCGCGCCCGCCCTCATAGAGCATGGCCATGGGATTATGTGAACGGGTGCTCGTCATCTCAGCCACCAAGGTTTACGGCTCGGGTGAAGGCGTATGCCCAATCTAGCCAATTCGAATAGCCCGCAGGGGCAGGAGGGTTCTGGTTTGATATGTACGGGAACGAAAGAATGCTCAAAGCCCAATCGCCCCACTCATCTGGGTCATCAAGACGGCTCGTAGAGCCATATTTCTCCAGACTATAGACCATTGAATCGGTCCAGTCAGTAACAGTCATGCCGGTTGGGTTGATCATCCCAGCACCGTGCCATCGCTGGTCTCAATGTGGGCGATGCACTGACCCATCTGGTAGTTTCCGCCAACCACATTGGACTTGAAGATAAACCGCATCTCGCGCCGGGTCTCTTTAAAGAACAGAACTTGTTCTTCGGGGCTCGTTATGTCCTGCAATGCCGGAAAGGTGTGCTCGTCACTAGTCACTTCTGGCGACCGCGCGTTTGCTCGACCTGTGATCTGGCATGTCATTTCACCCGTCTGCACAAAATCAGGCTCGACCATTGAACAGCGCAAGGCTCTGTTTTTTGGCTGTGCCTGATCGGCCACGACGGAAATGTCGGCTGTCTGGAAGTAAGACGGGATTGAGTTAACCGCGGTCCCGTCCAGCTCGTCATAGCCAAATTCCATCTGCCACATTTTGTATTGATTTGTGACGCGATCGATATCAACACTCATAGTGATTGGGAATTCATAGACGTTTGCGAAGTCTGCGGCAGACCAGCCGGAGCGCGGAAGAACGGTGTCATACCATGTGTTTTCACGCACATTGTAGATCACCGCGTGCGTGCATTCCGTCGCGGAGCCTCGAGGATAGCACCACCAGATCTCACCAAAGCGTGGCACTTTGTACGCAAACACTTTTTGGCGTTGATCATAATTCAAATTGTCGAAGAACCAGTTTTGGTTAAGCTGGTTGGGGACTTCGCGCACAACGCCGTTGAACATGAGGAAACGATCGACGCCGCACCAGTAGAAGATGCCGTCATATTCAATCACGGACTGCGAAGACAAGATCGACGACTGGCTCGTGATTGTGTCGAACTGGAAGACCGCGTCGCCGCCTATGAAGGTCGCGCGGATCAGGCTGTCCAGTGACCAGAACAAGCCTGCAGGCGCATTGCCAGGGCCGGCGCGCAAAGGAAGCGCCGCAACAATCTTTTCACCCGTAACATAGGCCTCTCCAGACCCCGTTCCGGTCCAATCATTTGGGCTATTCGCGACATTCCATGCGACGTAGCCGTTTGATCCAAAGACAAAAACATACGGATAAAGGCCGACGACGCCGCCAGAAACCGCTGGGGCGCTATTGGCAACAAGCGGCGTATTGGCATGGACAAGTCCCCAATACATTGATGTTTTAATTTCGTTGTCGATTCCTGCGAGGTTGCGTCCAGCGTGACAAATAATATACGAACCCGGCGCTACACCGACGGAATCAAACGTAGAATCAAACGTCCATAGATTGGTTGGGTTCGCCACAAAGCCGCTAGGTGTCCGGTCGGCAATTACGGTCAGGGTGCCATTACCATCAAGCTCAAATTGCGTGAGGTATGACTGGCTGCCGGCCAAAATGTGAATTGTGCTCGCTTCGTTGTACGTGTTTATGCCGCGGGCGATCTGCGGCACCTGATTGGACAAGCGACGATAACCGCCCATCTTGCGGGGCAAACCACGCTGGAACCTGCACCACTGGCCATCGACATAGAAGCCGTTTTCAAAGCGCGTGCCATCGCGTTTGATGCCGGGGAGCGATTTGATGATGTAGGGTTGCGCTACCATTAGCTCATTGCCACTGTAAAGCTGATTGCCTCATAAGACGACGGCGAGTCGATCGTTGCTCGTGCCGAAGCGGCGGACGCCGCAGTGAATAACGGAATACCAATTGCTGTGCCCCCAAGGTTCACTAGGGCCGCATTGGCCGTCGTGGCCCCTGTGCCGCCAGAAGAAACAGGGACTGGAACGGTGACACCTTGACTCTGACCGAGGACGACGTTCGTGCCATCGCAATACAGGATTTGAGCGCTTCCCTGCTGCACTGCAATACCGGTTCCGGCCAATGTTTTGACAGTCAGCGTATACGAGCCTGTCGTAGCATTGGTGATCCAATACTGCTGGATCGTCGTGGGGACAGTGACCGTTCTATTGCCCGTCAGTGTGCCGCTAAAGTTATATGCGATCCGATTGAGCTCGGCGCCCGAGAGCGTGTAATTGCCAGCGCCGGGGATGCTGATCGCTGTGTAGTCAAAGGCCGTCGGCGCGGTTAAATTGCTAAGGCCAAAAGTGTAGAACTTTGTTCCGTCGCAAATCACCATCGTTGAAGCGCCGACAGGGAGCGTGAGCGAAGATCCGTTGTCGATCGTGTTCGGGCTTGTCGGCGTGATAGAAATCGCGCTCGTGCCAGCGTTCTTGATGTAGGTGAACCAGTTGGCTCCAAGTATTGATGCCAAACTCAGCGATAGCGTTCCGCTCGCGCCGCCCCAGCTAAGGAGCTGGGCCCTGTTCGATGCGCCAAGGGTGTAATTGGACGTCAGCGCAAACGTGACGACGCATTGATTGAGCGTGTTGGCAATCGCAACAAGACCAGCACCAGCGAGAGCGCCTGCGTTGACGGCTGATGTTGTTGAGCCGAACTGGTAGGAAGCCCACACGCCGGCAGCGCCGCTGGTGCTGGTCATGTAGACCTGCCACAACGACCCCGGAACAACTGTGCAGACCACGGTTCCGGTATTGCCTACGATCGTGAATGTGGTGCTGCCTACGTTGCTGAAGAGGAAGCACTCGCCTGGCGAAGATTGGTTTGCTGGTGGTAGGAAAACCTTTCGACTGGATCCCGTGCTGTTCACATCCATGATGCGAGCAGCAACAAGGGTTCCATTTGCTGGCGCATTTGTCTCGAGCGGCCACGACAGAACCACGTCAACGGTGCTGAGGGTAAAGGGCAGGTAGGAAACATCTGAAGGGTAGATGTTCGTGCCGCCAAAAATCTCGGTGTAAGTGGTCATTTATGCCCCCGTTCGGCGAGCTGAACGATCAAGGATCTTTTGCAGATCTTCGCCATTGAGAGCCTGCGCGGCTCGATCATACATTTGCTGCCAAACCTGAATGCGCTCGTCGTTCTTCAGGAAAGGTGTCGCCTCAAGCAGGGTGGCGTAGAGCAGTACCTGCGGGGCATATTCCGTCAGCCAGTTTGTCTGGTTCGCGTCATCAAGAAGCGGCAGGAGCTGGTAGACCAGGACTTCAAAGGGATAGGCCGCGTCGGGTGTCGGCGCCACGATCCAGTTGTTGTAATCATATTCGGCATAGAACAAGGGCACGCCGGTCTGGGTGCGATCGGGCCAATAGCTGCGGACATACTCATAGGTACGAGCGAAAAGCTGATTGTATTCGTTCCCCTGGTCGCCTGTTCCAAAATTAAACGACACGGTGGTGCGCCAGCGGTCTGGTTTTGGGTAGACGGCAAGGCCTGGCTGCATTGCGCTGGAAACGACAGAGATCAGCCCCTCGACCTTAAGCTCGCGAGCGATACGGCGCTCAGCCAGGTTGATCAGGCGCGGGAGCTGCTCATAGACAATTTGATCTGACGCGACCGTGAACCCACGCTCAAGGTAGCGCCGGATGTCCTCTTTAAGGGTGGAGAATGTGGTGGTTGTGGCCATCAGGCTGATCCAGACAATTTGCTGTAAGCTTGCGCCAGCTTAACATCATATGCGTTCTTGGAATAGCTGGGGCCATTATAACCGCGCGCGAATCCGGCCCAGTTCTTTTTCTGGAGTTCGTCGGCGAGGCCCGCGTTCCTGATGAAGGATGCCATTTGCTCGAGCTGTTTAGCTTCAGAAGCTTTGGCGCCTTCCACCATGTCATAGACGTTTGCGCACCCGGCGAGCCGATAATTCGACCCCATGATCTGGCCCAAACCCCAAGAAGTAGAAAAAAGTGCCGCTTCTTCGTCGATCGCGCAAGCTCGTTCGATCTCTTTGTAGACGCCATCAGATGTTTTTGGGTATGGAAGCGTGCCCCAGCGCGCGTAAGCAAGATTCTCCGCCACAGCGTTAGCCCGCAATCCTGGTGCGTCACTGAGCTGCCGGTAAAAAACATGGCGCTCAAAGAGCGCCTTGGGCCGTTTTGCTTTGTCAAACCCAGACCCCGCAGCTTCGACGGAGATAACCGAACGAAAGACAGCTGGCTCAACACCGAGGCTATGAGCCGCAGCATCAATTTCTGCAGGTGTTGCCTTTCGTGCTTCGCCAGTGAATTTCATTTTGCAGACACCCCTCGAACCTTTTCATAAGTGCGAAGGCCGCCCATGCCGAGCAGGGCTGTGACCAACTCCCATAGGGATCCATCAAGTTTGGGAGGCGCCGCCAGCGCAATGTGCATGCTGGAGGCCAGCCACATGAGCATGGGCGAGGCAACGTATTGATATGCCAGAGCTGCCCCGCATACCCAACCGATGAACGGACGCCAGCCGGAAACGAACAGGTTCGGGTTGGCCGCCTCGATCGCGTTTACGTCGGTCTGGCCCTTGTCCCAGAGTTGAAGGCTGGTGCGGAGCTCGCCCTCAGCCTTCGCCTTGGCTTCCGGGTCAGGCACGAACTTGTCAAGAACTTTAAGAGCCGCCGCGATGGCGTCGTCGATGCCGAATGCCATTATTTGTCCGCCTTTGCGTCTAGCTTGTCATCAATGCGTTGGAGCATGTCTTCGATGCGTTTCATTCGTGCGTCAAGGTCCGCACGGGGAACGTAGGTCTTGGGCAGATCGACCTCGATCTTGTGGAGGTCAGCCCGGAGGCTCTGCACGGCGCCCCAGAGCTCGCGTGCCAGCCACCCGACGATTGAGAGGGTAATGCCCCCGGCGATGTTGATGAGCGTCTGAGGATCCATGGCGCCGAAACCTTATTGGTGTGGGATATTACGGAGTCAAAGCCGTGATCTGCGCTTGCAGCGCGGTGAGCTGGGCTTGCAGTTCGTCCAGCGTCGGCGGCACGGGTGGCGGCGGCGCGGGCACGTCAACCGGGACGTAAGCCGCAACGGAGCCGCTCGCGAGCAAGTCGGCGTAGATCGCGCGGCCATGCGCCTCTACGTCGTCGGGCGACGCCGTGAACGGTATCCAGCCGAACATCGGGTGGTCAATCTCGCAGTCAATTGTTCCGTACTGGTTGTACGTTGCGTTGCGAACGTCCATTAGGAAATCCTCACAAAAAGGTTAGCGGTAGCACTAGTGCTGCCATTGGTCCCCAATGCGCGCCAAGTTCCGGTTGATAATGCGCCGCTTGTGGACACGACGCCATTGTTGCCGGACGTTCCTGAATCGCCAAAAATACCCGAGTAACGAAGCGAGGAACCGGCGATAGTGCCCCCCAAGGTTACGGCTGCGCCGCCGAGGGACATAAACGCAAACGTCCCAACGCCGCCTGCGGTCAGATTTGCCAGCGCCGCCGTCACGTTGGTCACGTCAACCGTGGCCGCAATGGAGATCGTGCCGGTGCCGTTCGTGATCGTGATGTTCGTCCCGGCGCTCAGCGTCGCCTTGGTGAGTGTGTTGCCGGTCGTGTTGCCGATAAGCAACTGGCCGTCTGTGTACGACGACTGCCCTGTGCCGCCATTGGCCGCGGTGACGGGGTTGGTGACGGTGAGGCTTAGCCCAGAAAGCACCCCGGTCGCCGTAAGCCCGGTGGTTGCAAGACCGGTAGAGGACAGCTCTACAATCTTCACCCCGCCAGTGGCGAACCCGACATTTCCGCTCGCAGAACGGTAAAAACCCGTCGTTGAATCGCCGAGGAACGTATAGCTCGGAAGCGTGGCCGAGCCTTTCTGGGCTTGTATTTGGCGGGTGTTTTGAGCG